AAAGACCATATAAAAATAATAAAGGTAAAATTACTTTACAATATGATTTAGATGGTAATTTTATTAAAGAATGGTTAAATGCCAAAACAGCATCTAGAGAGTTAAATTTAGATCATGTATCAATAACAAGATGTTGTACTGGTAAGCAATTAACTTCTCAAGGTTTCGTCTGGAAATACATATCATAACAACAATATAAAATATAATAAAATAAAAGGAATGGTTATTTTTATGGCAAAAACAACTAAATCAAACGAATTCAACACAATTGATCCAGACATAAAAGTTAGGATTATTAACAACTCTAATTCTAGAATTCATTGGATTCAATTAAATGGAAGACCTATAAATTTAATGAAAATTGCTGCTCCTGCTTCATTACCTTATGTAGAATTAGAAAATATGGCATATACTAGTGACTTAATTCAAACTGGAGATATTTATGTTCCAGATAAAAAAGTATTTGATTCATTGGGAATTTTAAATCTAAAACATGAAGATATAAAATTACATTCTGAATTGAAACGTATGTTGGCAAGTTTAGATGCAGAAGAATTAAAAGAAGAAATTGCAAATCTTCCAGACGGCAATAAAGAATTATTAGCTGAATTAGCAATTACTGATTATGATAATTTGAGAGGTTCAGTAATTAATACTATTGAAGATGAAACAAAGGTTAAAATTTCTCTTATGAAAGAAGATGAAAAAGCCAATAAACAAAATCAAGAAAAGAATAAATAGGTGATTATATGAGCACTTCCTACGATCTAATTTTTCAAAAATTTATGCATGAAATTGATGATTTTGATTTAACATCTTTAGACGAAGAAGATATGCTTATTGAAAATAAATTAACTTTATCTAAAGCTGTAACATTATTTAAAAAATGTAAGCAATCTTTAACTAGAGACGATACTTCAGAATTATTTACAAACAATTTAAAAGAAGAAGAACAATGGATAATTGCTGACTATATGAGAAAAGTTTGGTTTGATGAAATAATAAATAATGGTAATTTATTAAAATTAAATCTTTCAGATAAAGATTTTAAATTATTTAGTCCTTCCGATAAACTTCAAGTATTAAGTAAATTAAAAACTCAATATGATAGAGAGTTAAAATTGAAAGTTAATGATTATTTGTATGATGGATATTCGTATTCTAATTTTTATAAATCTGGTGGTTAATGAGTGAGTAATAATAATTTAAGAAAGGAGATTATAATATGAGTGAATTTAAATATACTACTATTTCTCAAAGTGAAGAAGCAACATTAGATGGTGTTACTGCTGGTACAGTATTAGCTAATAAAGCAGTTATCGTTGGTGCAAATAAGAATGTTGATGTTTTAGCAATTGCTGATTTGAAGTTAGGTGCTGGAGCAGGAACTTCCGTAACAAAAACAGCAGCAGAAATAAATGCACTGCCCATAGTTGAGCAGGTTGCAATTGCTGATATTGCAGAGGCAGATGGTGTCGTAGCAGTAGGTGCAAATCCAACTAAAGCTGAGTATGATGTTGTCGTTGCTTTGGCAAATGCCAATAAAGCTAAAATAAATGATATATTGGCAAAATTAAGACTTGCTAATATCATTGCTGAATAACAATATAAAATAAATTTAAGGAGGAATGAATTAAAATGGCAAACATAACTGGATATGTAAGCAAAAAACTGGTCGCAAATGTTGCAGAACAAAGTATCTCTCTTGATGTTAATAAATTTTATCTTATTAAAAATATTTCTGCCAATGTTATCACGGTAAATTTGGATAATGCGACAACAGAAGATAATGCAATTGAACTAGAAGCTGGTGAATTTATGGAAAACTTTGATCAATATTGCAAGGTATTATATTATAAAGCATCTGTAAATGCATCAATATTAAAAGTTATTGCAAAAAGGGAAAAATCTTATTAATTTATAGGGAGAGTATAATCTCTCCCTAAATAGAAATTTAAAGGAGTTGATATTTTATTGACATGGTGGACAGAGTATCAATCAAGACGAGGAATAGATAGAAAATCACTATACGTAAACAATATGAAAAATATAATATCAACTGAATTTAAAAATTCTACAAGTTATAATTTAGTAAAAATTAATGATGTTGATAGAGATGTTCGTATTGTTGAAGAAAGTTCAATTATAAAAAATCCAAATAAAAAGAGATTATTATGTTATCCAGATGAAACTATTAATATTGGTGATATTGTAGATTTTGATGGTTCTAAATGGATATGTACTGAAACAGATACTACTTCTCAAGTATCGAATGTTGGGTTAATTACTAGGTGTAACAATAACACACTAAACTACTACGATCAATTCTACATCCTACATGAAATCCCTTGTATAATACAATCAAATATAATTTTAGATACAGACGAAACTACATACATAGAATCACCATCAACTACTATCATATTAAAAATTTCTAATAACGAAATTACAAGACAAATTAAACGTGGGGAAATTTATAAAATAGGTTTACAGTCGTATGAGATAAAAGATATAAATGATATAGTTGAACCTGGAATTTTGAAGATGGAGATTGAATATAGTCAGGAAGTGCAGGAAGAACATGTATATACTATTTCAATATTGAATGGTGATAATCTACAAATTGCACAATCTCAATTACTCACTATTAATTCTCAACTAACTGATAATAATATAATTGTACCATCCCCTATTCTACTATATTCTTCAAGTAATGAAAGTATNGCTACTATTAATGAGAATGGTGAAGTTACTGTGAATAGTATAGGTAATGTAATATTTACTGTTTCTATGAGTACAAATATTACTATCAAAGATACTATTAATGTTGAGATTATAGAAGATATAATTCATAACTTTACTGTAATAATTAATGGAACAACAAGTATTATTAAAGGATATACATCTAATTATAGTTGTATATTTAAGGATAATGGAAATGTAATTGTTCAACAATCTGAATTTTATCTAAAAGGGGATGACGGAGTATCTTCTACTACACTAGCAGAAATTGTAAGTCAGGATGGAATTAATAATACATGTCAAATTAAAGCAAATAATATTGGATATGTTAAATTATTTGTTAGGAATTTAGATGGAAGTATTATTAGTAGTGGATTTAGAATACAGATTAAGAATTTATTTTAACTTTAGAAGGATTTGGAGGATAACACCTCTTACCTTCTCTTTTTTATTCATTAAATATTAACCATAAAATTAAAGTGAGATGGTGATAATGTCAGATATTATACAATTATTAAATGCAGGAAACATATTATCAAATATCGGTAACAAATTAATAGAAAACAAGACATTGATGCGTTGCATTGCATATGACACACCAGATGCTCTATCACCTTCTTTGCCAGATGTTCCAATAGATGAAATAATTAAACTTGTAGGAAAAGGTGATGACCCAAAAAATCAACAAAAAATTTATAAATATCCTTTTAATAATAGCATTATAGATAATGTTCGTTCAGAACTTCGTTTTTTCATTCCTAGATTTAAACCAGATAATATTTATATTACTGGAACACATATAGGATTTGAAGCAATTACTTATAATACTATAGTAGATTTAGAAGATAATAAACTTCGATATTTAGTAATGGTTCAAGAAATTTTAAATTCATTAAATGGATTTGATTGTGGTGGTATTGGTTTATTATATTTAACACAAAATTCATCTATTAATATTGTATCTTATAATAATAATTTTTCAGGATATTCTTTTTTCTTGTCTACTAGGACGGTGTAATAATAATGATTAAAAAAACTGAACTAGAAGAATATTTTACTTATGATAAACCAGTCCCATATAAGGAATTATTAATATATCCTGTAAGAGTAATAGATTATTTAAATTTTTTTATAAGTGTTAATTGTTTAACTTTTGAAAAAAATAAAATCCCTGATGTAAATATTATAAAAATGTCATATTTAGATTTCTTATTTTATACTTTTGAAAAAGATGAAAATGGAAAAGTTTATTTAATGATGCTACTTGAAATATTCAAAATATGTTTGAATATAGATTATGACCAAATTAAATATATTCAAGATGAAAATGGTAAAATGAATTTTATTTTTAATTTGGAAGATGAATATAGTGAATATAAAAATATAACAGTAAATAAAAATGATTTTGATAATATTAAAAAAATAATATTACTTCAAAATATTCCGGATTACGATGATACTTATATAGATCCAAAAGTTGAAGCAGCTTTAAAAGAAGCACAAGAATTTATGAATAGAAATAAAAAGAAAATATCTTCATTAGAAGATCAAATTATATGTGTAATGCTTGCACTTAATGAAGTAGATAATAAAAAAATACATAATCTCACTATAAGAAAATTTACTAAAATACTTCAAAGATATGATTATAAATTACATTATGAAATTTACAAACAAGCTGAATGTTCAGGAATGGTTACTTTTAAAGAAGATATTGATCATTGGATGAGTGAGTTATCTAGTAAAAAATATTCTGATGTAATTATTGATTATGGTGAATTTAAAAGTAAGATAGAAAGTGCAAAAGTTTAAAATATAAATATAATAAGGAGGTTTATTATGACTATTAACAAAAAATTTATTTGTGGTGTGGGTCGCACGTTTAATTATGATTCTAATGACAATCTTTTATGGGTTGGTAAAACATTATTAAATAGTTCAATTGAGATTTCAACTGGTTCGCAGAATATAAACGCTGGTCAAGGTAATGCTCTTCAAATGGTTTATTATCACACTGGGCAACTTTCACTTACACAAGAGGAACAGCAATTTAATCTTACTTCCATTGCTAAAACTTTAGGTTCCTCAATTGTAACTGGTGCTAACGTATGGGAAGAAGAAACAATTACACTTACAGCAGGTGCAGGAACAGTAGTTGGAACTCCCATTGCAACTTCAAGTGGTACAATATATGGTTGGGCAGAATTATCAGATGGAACAACTGAAAGATTTACTTTTTCAACTAAAGATTTTAATTTAGTTGGTCAATCTAGTGGAATTGTTTGTGTTAGATATTATAAAGCAGATTCAGCAGCTAGACAAGTTACAGTAAATGCAAATATTATTCCTTCTATTGTTAGAACAGTAGTTGAAGCACAAATGTTTTCTGGTGATCCTAGTAATGTTGGTACATCTACTCTTGTCGGCAAATGTTTGGTAGAAGTTCCCAGGCTACAATTAGACGGAACTGCTACATTAAATTTAACTACTACTGGCGTATCTAGCACTCCAATTAAAGGTATGGCTCTAACTTCTACTGTTGCAGGTTGTTCAAGTTCAGGAGTTTATGCTACTATTACTGAAGTATTAGATTCTGCTAATTGGTATGATAATGTAAATATTTTAGCTATTGCAGACGATACAATTGCTATGACACATCCTAGTACAGCAACTTTACAAGTTTGGGCAGT